TATTCTCCAAGAAGCACAGCAATCATATGACGCATCATTGACGCGTCTAAACGAGGCTACAGTGAACAAGGACTTAGCCCAAGAAGCCTACAATCTTGCTGATGCATCACTGACGAATCAAATAGCAGTCACCAACGAAGCACTCAACACTCTCAACAATGCAAGATTCCTAACAGCAGAGCAGACACAGCAACTAGAAATAGTACAGCAAGAACTAGACCAAGCACAGCAGGAACTAGATACTGCCAGCACTAATAAAGCAGAAGCACAGTCTAATTACGACAGAGTAAAGTCAGTTTCAGATTTAGCAAAGAGTAATTATGACCAAGCACACCAAAGCACCACTGACTACATTGCAACTTATAACTCACTAATTGATGACTACAACATTGTTTATCAAGAGTACCTAGACGCTCAAGACACAGTAAATATCACACGCACTAATCTTCAAGAAGCAACTAACCAACTCAATCAGGCTCAGTGGAATTACGACAATCTTCTTATTCCAACAGAGGGGGGAGAAGCAACCGTTCAAGGATTGACCGTTAAGGTTTATAACCAAATCAACTCATCTAATCCTCAACGCTCTGATACAGCCTATAACTTATGTAAAACCACAACACTTACCAATATTCAGGCTAACTGGGGAGGTGGAGATATTTTAGGTTGTGGCGGAGACAGAGTACTAATTCATTACACAGGCTACTTCACACCAAGCGAAAACATTACGTACCTAATGAACCAAGCAGACGATGGCTTTTACTTAACCTTAGACGGAGCCACCATTATTAATGACTGGCGACTAAAAGGCTGCGGAGGTGGTTGGTACCCAGTAAACCTACAAGCAGGTAGAACTTACGCTCTAGACGCTTGGTTCTATGAGTGGGGTGGAGGTGCTTGCTCTACCCTTTACTACCAATCAAACAACAATTGGGGAGTAACACCAGCGTCTTGGTATTCACAAAATCAGCCAGCACAACTTACCAATAACCCAGCCTTACTTCCTGAATTACATAACGCACGGGTCTACTATGACGCAACCGTTCTTGCTAACCAGCAAGCAGAAGAAGACTGGCAGATTGCACAAGCAAATCAGCAATCAGCAGCACAAGGAACCACCGATGCTTATTACCACCTAATTGGATTAGCAGAGACAGAGAATTCAATTTATTCAAACCTACAAATAGCACAAGCAGACACAGTCGAAGCGGAAAGTAATCTAAATAGGATTATTAACGTTTATGACTTAGCACTAAGTAATAAGTCTCAGAAGCAGACAGCCTACGAAACAGCCCAAGCAGATTTGTTCTCATCACAACAAAAACTTAAGGCTAATGAAATAACTTATCAAGAGGCTACTACACAGCAAGAAACTTTGCGAACAGCGAAGGGAGTTGCTGAAAATAACTTAACTAATGCTATAAACGTTGAAGCCAGTGCTGGACTAGATAAAACCAATAAGTCAGTCATCTTAACTCAATCACAATCAGAAGAAGCAACCGCTTCTCAAAACTTAACCAAAGCAGAAGCAAACTTACAGACGTCTGAAGAAGCGGAATCTGTAGCATTAGGAATTAAGTTACAGAGAGAGGAAGCCCTCTCATCCTCTCAACAAACACTAGATACATCTTTCCAATCTGCCACAAACGCTTCAAATATATCTCTTACTGACGTCGAGGAAATCCTAAACACCCCTGCTCCTGAACCTGAACCAGAACCAGAACCAGAACCTGAACCAGAGGGTTCAGCAGAGATTCCTGCCGTTATTGAGAACCTTATGGACGTCGACCTAGAAGCAGTAGACCCTACCGAACTAACCAAAGCACAAGCAGAGCAACTTGTAGAGGCAGCCCTCGTAGCCTTTGAGACAGCCGAAGAAGGCTCTGCCGAGTACGAACAGGCTCTTGACGCACTTGCACTTGCAGCCCAGCAGGACGACATTGTTGTTGATGAAGCCCTAGCAGCCATCCCAGGTGTTGGACAGGCAGCCCAAGCAGCAGTAGCGGTTTTGAACGCTATTGGAAACTTAGGTGCTGACATCTCGCCAAAGAAACGTAAAGAGGCTCAGAACCTCGTTGTAACCACTCTTGTTGTTGGGCAGATTGCTCAGGCAGCAGCCCTAGCAACTGCTTCTTCAAGCAGTTCATCTAATCGAACATTTAGGAGAAAATAATGAAACTATTCGGAAACGTAATACTAAGAGTTGTAGCCACATTTGTTGCATCTGCACTAGGCGTAATTGGTGCTGGCTCTGTTGCTGGCTCAGTAAGCGGCGTTGATATTCCAATCTGGTTCAGTGCGATTATGGGTGGAATTATGGCAGTTGCCAAGGTTGTTGAACTTCTATCTCTAGCGTTCCTAGAAGATGGAAAACTTAGCCGAGACGAAATCAACGCTGCTTTCCGCCAGACTACCAAAATCAAAGACATTGACGAAACCACTTCAACAAGCAAGAAAGAGAAAGAATAATGAAGAAAATAACAAAGTTCCTAGGGGAACTCTTCAAAGACTTACTCGACCAAGCGTGGACTCTACTAGGTCTAGCGTTGGGTTGGGTGCTTCTAGAAGGCTCTGCACGAGACATTGTAGGTAAGTTGATTGGAATCACCCTACTTATCTGGATTCTGACCTTCCCTATCCGTCGTGAAAAAGACGACGAATAATCAGCAATTCGCAGAAGTCTTACAATAAAACTATGACTAATTTGAATCCCGAAGAACGCGACCTCGCTAATGCGTTACTCATACTCGCTCAGAAGTATGGAAAGTTTAATGAAGACGAGACTGGCATTTGGGCTGGCTATGAGTCTGCTCAAGCAAACGAGGTTGCTGCCATTGGCGTAAAGTGCTCTAACTGTGTTCTATATAGAGGTGGCTCTGAGTGTGCAGTTATTGACTTTGAAGTTGAACCAGATGGTAAGTGTCGATTCGCTGTTATTCCAGATGGCGTAGTTATGTCTAACCCAATTCAAATACCAGAAGATGACTTGGAGTTCTCTAACGACAGTCCTTGCTGGGATGGCTACAAGCAAGTTGGTATGAAAGAAAAGAACGGAAAGATGGTTCCTAACTGCGTTCCAGAGAACGAAGCGTCAGCAATTAGTGCTACAGCAGGTTCTAAACCAGCACCTAAGAAAGACCAAATCAAAGGTTCTGACAAAAATAAAAAGGGTTCTGCATCAGATGGTAAGGGTGTAACTTTTACAGCAGAGATTACTAAGGCTCTCGAGAAGAAGGTCGCTGACCACAACGCTAAGGCAAAGAATGGTCGCAAGGTTACGCTAGCAAAACTTAAGGCTGTCTATCGTCGTGGAGCAGGTGCTTTCTCTTCATCACACCGTCCAGACCAAAACAGAAACTCTTGGGCTATGGCTCGTGTTAATGCGTTCCTTAAGTTAGTACGCTCTGGTAAACCTAACAATCCTAAGTACGTTCAAGACAATGACCTACTTCCTAAACTTCACCCACGTCACACCGAGGCTTCAACTCTAAACCCACTACTTGCGTCTATGGTTTTTGCTTTGGATGATAACTCTTGTCCACCAGCAACTCAGGATATTGCCATCAACCTTGCTAACAGAGAGAAGGCAATTGAAGACGCAGGGTACGGACCGCTAAACCCTAAAGAACCAAATCAAGAGTTTTGGCAGGAGAAGGCACAGCGTTGGAACGTTTCTCCAGTTGAAGCAAAGAAGAGCGTGTGTGGAAATTGCGTAATGTTTATTCGCACACCAAAGATGTTGGACTGTATTGAAGGTGGCATTGCTGCTGGAGATTCTGGTCAGCAAAACGCATGGGACGCTATTGACACAGCAGAACTAGGATACTGCGAAGCATTTGATTTCAAGTGTGCTGCATCTAGAACTTGTTCTGCGTGGGTCGTTGGCGGACCAATCACAGAAGAAAACTAATCAACTAACTAAGGAAAAACATTTATGTCAGAAAAAACTGTAGTTTACATTGAGCCATTCCCAAAGAACAAGCGTGGAGATGGATTCAAGAACTTTGCTTCATACCGTACTAACCCACACCGTGGCGTTGACTGGTCAGTTGCTGGCGGTCTCAAGATTAAGGCAATTACTTCAGGAACAGTTATGGAAGTTGGCGAGACTAAGGTCTTGGGTAACTACCTAATCCAGTCTACTTATGACGGTCACTTTATTCTTTACGCACACTTCCAAGTTCCATCAACTCTAAAGCAGGGTGACAAGGTTGAGGCTGGAAAGACAGTTGTTGGTCTAGTTGGAACAACAGGTACAGCCTCTACTGGAAACCACCTACACGTTACTTACGGTGTTAAGAAGAACCTTATCACCGCTGGTATCGAGGACTTGCGTGACCTGTTTGCAGTACTTGACGCAGCACCTAAGAAGTCTGTTGTATCTAAGGTTGCGTCAGCAGTCAAGAAGGTAGTTCCTACCAAAAAGGCATAACTATTCCCAAAAGGATAAAAGAAACCCCCCAGTCTGGAGCAATTAGACTAGGGGGTTTCATCATTTCGACAGAAAGGAAGGAAATGACATTCACGAAATAAAATGAAAGGAAAATTTCGTGAACAAAAAAATGCTAGCACATAATTTCGTTTTCGTGCAACTTTTTAAATGGTTTCTTCCAGCAGATATTTCACTAAGTCTGGGTTGTCCCTAAGTAGTAGAAGCAGTGCTTCTTCATAAATTCCAATAAAGTAGTGCTCCCAAACAGTAAAGTCGTCACTCTTCTTTGGCTTAACAGATGTATCAAACACCATACTCAAAGCGTGAAGCATCTCGTGCAAAACTACAGTTTTTTGTCTGGTTGGCTTTAATGAACTGTCAACAACAATCAAGTTCTCGGTATCTAGCGTGTAACCCATAGTGCTGTCATTAAGCATTCCGTCATTATTTCTGGTACGCAGGACTATCTCAAAGACCTGTGTCCCTATCTTGACTTTGCTCGGTGGGTTCATAGTTCTATCATAACACTATAACTTAGACCTTTTTAAAGACCAGTACTGGCTCATATTTGTAGCCACCTTTAGTTATAGAAGATAAAGATAGTTTCAAATTGTCAACATACTCAAAACCCTCTTCAGTAGCGATAGTTATTGTGTCGACTACTAGGTTCTTATGCGATTTAACATTAGCCACGTTCAGAACCATATACTTATCTTTCTTTAGAGCAACATAAGCATTACGGATTGTAGAGCGTAAGAATCCCTCATTCCAAGATTCAACAGAATTAAACTTCACATAACTTTGCGTATTTTCATTAGAGTACTTCTCTGTATCAAAGTAAGGCGGAGAGGTGAAAGCAAAGTCAATTGATTCTGGCTCAAGGAAAGTAATCTCGCTACCTTGCATACGCAACTCAATAAAAGTATTACTGCCAATAGCAAAGTCTGTAGCCATCTCAAGTAGCCCATGCATAGTATCTGCTGCAGGGTCAGTTCCGATATAAGTAGCAACGTTTCGAGCAATCATTGCACCAAGAAGTCTGCCACCATAACCACAACTCATATCCCAAACAACAGCGTCTTCGCCAGCGTACTTACGATAGATTGCAGCCGCAGCAGTAGGTCTAAAGTTTGAAACAGATTGTGTACCAGAATAACTTCTCAATGCTTTACGAATACCAGCGTCCGAGATAAAGTCTCCACGCACCATACGTCGACGAATTGCTTTCATAAAAAGAACGTCGTCAGAATAGACTTCAAGCGGAGTACGCATCGCTCCAACTTTTACATCCCACGAGTGGTGCATATAACTCCACGCTAAAGCAAGTCCGTGCATTGTCTGACGAATTACGTCGCCGTCAATTACTTTATCTCCTTCACGCATAAAGTAGTCGAGGAGTTTGTCATACTCTTTACGTCGCTCTTCTTCTGTCAAGTTATAGACAGGGAAACCTTTTGCTCTGTAGTAATCAAACACCACTTGAGCAAATTCTTGCTTACCTTCTTCGTTTAAACTCTCCCAAACAGATTTAGATACTGGCTTACTAAAATCAATTTTCATCAGTTAACTTTAAGTAGCCCATCATTAGGTCTGTCAGATTGTAGAGTTCACGAACGTCTAGATTGTTTGTTATCACAGAGTCATACTCGTAATCATCCATAGCAGTTTCAGACGTGTGGCTATTCGCAGCCCCAACACCATCTCTAACAACTCTAACTACTTTGCCACCCAACTTACGAATAGCATCAGCCTCATTAGGATAACGGACGTCGGCGATAACAACTTTTGAACCGTCAGGAATGTTATGCAAGGCATAGTTGACCCAGAAGTCTTCATCAAACATCTGGCGACCAACTTCTGTGCCAAAGCGTTGTAGCAATCCACGAATGTCTGGGCTACGCTCTTTTAACTCTTCCCAACCATATACGTCGACGCCAACACGAAGGTTGTTAGTCGAGAAGTGAGTTGGTGGAATTCTCTTATCTACGACCGCCGAATTGTTTATGGTAATTTTTGGATTCAGTCTGTACATTGCTTCTTTCATAGGAGCAGCGAAAGATGCCTTCTCATAGCCATACTTACTTACTAGGTAATCAGCAACAGTATCTTTACCACTTCTAGCCCAGCCAGCAATACCAAGCACACTCACTCTTGGAATAAGTTTTCCGTCCTTGAGCGTGTAGATTGGCATCCCTAATGCTTCCGCGACTTGAACTTCGAGCGAAGCACCTTTACTGCTCTTCCAATTTGGCAGTACACATACAGCATCGGATAAACAAAGATTAGATAAATCACGCCGCATATAAGAAGACCAAGTAGCCCCAGAAAGACTAGCGGAAATTGCATTTTGCGTGGCAGTTTTGACATCAGCACCATCATTCTTGGCTGGGTTGAGCGTCTCATATCCTAGTTCCTTTAATTTCTCTTCGGTCTCAAAAAATAGTGGAAAGTTGAAGTCTTCTATCCCTGTCATAGGACCTGCAATGTAAATCTTCAATTTAGCATCCAAGTTTTTCTGCATACGCTTCCCCCATCTCATTCCAAATTCTCATGCACTCTTTTGTCATTTGTCCTTCCATAGGGACGTCGACCTCATTCGATTTAAGCATGAAGTAGCCATAAATCAAAGAAGCAATCATTGCACCAACAATCAACGCAAACGCAATAATCTCTTTCTTAGTTATCTTCTCGTTCACTACTCTCTCCCTTTAATATTGCCATAGCAGCCTGATAGCCTCTATCCCATTCAGGATTCTCTTCGCCGCCTTCATATTTAGTAGACCATTGAGTCAACTCAAAGAAGGATTCAACCCTCTTGATTAGGCGTTCACGCTCTGCAAGTTCTCCTTGCTGGAACCAGTGCTTTCTAACAACCATTAGTTTTGCTTTTTCGATTTTATTTCTTTTTTTCATTTATCTTTCCTTTTTGTTATTTGTAATCAAAGAATTGACGGCAATAAGGGCGTCGACCATTTCATGCTCATTTCTACAGCATACAGGTTCATACTCAAAAGTCACCGTAATAGTTGGACAATCTCCCCCCTTAGGGAAGGATATCTTGTCAACCTTTAGCATAGATAGCCTAGAAGGGTCTCCAGCGTTAATCTTGTTTTTGGGCATTACCTTCAACCCAATCGATGGTCTTCTTTATCTTGGCGTTTTGCTTTTCAGTTGGCTGCATTCCGTATTTCACCCAAATAATTCCAGCGATGTTGAGGATAAGCACAAATGGCAATAAGCACAAATAAAGCACTATAAGGATTTGCTCAATCATTTAATCTCCTTTCCTGAGAGTTATATAATAATGTATCATTTTTGTACAGATAATGCCCTATAACCTTAAGTTTAAGTTTATACAGCAGAGGTTTCTTCGGTCTCAGACCACACAGTTTCCAGTTCATTAAGTCGACCTAGAAGTACGGACATTGCTGTCTCCTTGGCGTTCTCTACATAACCGATATCCTGATAGATGTCTTTAATGACTAATTTATAAGCGTCAGTTAGTTTGCTCACTATTACCACCTCCTCTTCTTTTAGTTTTAGAGTTGGGCAATAATCTACCTTTTTACTTTGATTCATAAGGATATCGCCGTTGGAGTGGTAAGTTCTGTTGATTATTAGTTCGTGCATCCAAGTCGAGTCACTAACCATATTTGATATGTGTTCATTACACACAGAGCAGATAGCAAAGAAAGAGCCATCTTTACGATAACCCTCTCTAATATCTTTTGGAGTAAATGATAAGCCTTGTGGCTCAGTAGTCTTTTCGTCATTCATATTTCAACCTTAGCAAACTTCTTTATAGAAGTCAAGTTTATTTGGAGTCTGTTTCTTTCTGCTTTAGTTCCTTTAAAACCTTTTTCTTGGCTTTATATTCTTTAACCATATGTTGGTCAGTTTTATTCCTGCTATGGACAGTCTTTACCATTTCAAGTCTGCAACTTCTAAAGCACTCAAATTTATTGTTGCCACCCCAGACGTCCACCCATTCCTTACCTTTTTCAGTTTTTACATACTTTACAAAGCGGTAGCGACCAGACCAACCAGCAATCTTTAGTTCAGTTCCTTGCTTTACGTGTCGCCCATTGATTTGCATCTCTGTGACTATTTCCCATTGTGCATCAGGTCTAACTGACTCAGGCACATCTATTTTCTTTTTCTTACCCATAATTCCATTATACCTATTCGTGTGGTATTTGTCTACTACTTTATAGCACATTTTTTAGGTAAGTAAAAACCCCCTACAACAATGAAGCGTAGGGGGTTAGTATGAATAGGTGGATTTCGTTTTACCACCAACGCATAGCCACCAGGTTCTCTAGCGATTATCTGCGTACCTGCCGTTGAGTTTTCCACTCGGTTGATTAGACCCGACAGTGCCTTCTCCCTGTTGGCACAGAGATTCAGCCATATTCCGACTGACTTGCAATTCAGCCGTTTGTGAATTGTCGGGACTTGAACCCGATGTTTGCCTGACCAAACAATTCTCCCTTGACTATCCAGCCAAGAATTCTTCAGCACTATCTAGTGCCTTAGAAATATTGTATTTCATATTTCCTAACTTGTCAAATCCAATTGTGAGTTGGCTCGCTGTTTGTTTCAACTACTTGGATATAGAGTCTGATTCATTCAATAATATTCTTGAACTTCACATCGTCGCACTTTTTGTTACCTCACAAAACTAGGGAGTGCCCTAACCGTTTTGGCAATTTAACTTGCTAGTAAAAAGATAATACAAAACTATTTTATTTTTGTCAACTATTATTTGTGGACTGTGTAGATTTGCACTACCGACTACTACCTACCGAATCGACTCGTAGCCTATGGCTACGCCAGTCCTTGGAGATTCCGTTGCCTAGGACGGGTAGACCGCTTTACGCTCCTTTGTCTACAAGCGTGGACTGCGAGGAATCGCACCTCGGAAACTCCATACGGAGCACCTCTCGCTACTTTATCCATGGTAGTCAAGTAGCACAGTCCTAAAGTTTATTTAGTCTTTCTCTTAGAGATGGCAATACCTAAATCAAAAAGACCTAGAGTAATAGCAATTGGCAAAAGTGGCAAACTATAAAAAGCAACAAACATCATAACCCTCGCAGCATCACTAACTGCTGCGTGAGAGTTGACATTGAAACCTGCTAAAACATAGACTGTGCTAATTGCTAGTAGTGGAATTAGTCCTAAAACAATTCCAGTCTTGCGTAATACTTTTTGTACTTTATCTTTATTCATCTATTTTTCTTTCTCTATTATTTGGTTGTTGCGTGGACTGTGTAGATTTGCACTACCAACTTCGAGAGTTGACTTTAGCCCAAGGGCTAACCAGTCCTGAAACTAAGAACCCTAATGTCAAAGCAATAGGGGGAATCCTACTCTCAGTTTCTAAACGCCTAGCCTTGCGACTAGGGTGAGGTACGAGACCTCAATGCCCCTAACGGGGTCATCGTGGAGATGAGGGGAGTCGAACCCCTGTCCTGAAAGGTTTATATGTTCTTCTACACGCTTAGGCAGTTTGCTTTGTGTTCCCGATGGTTGACCTGCCAGACATCGAGTCAGATTCAATTACGGTTTGAATCGTTACCGCACTGCTAGTTGTTCTCTTTATTTAAAACCTAGATGCCCAGCGAGAACTACTGCTTTTCTAGGGGCAAATGCGAACGCAACCTAACTAAAGATTACGCAGCAAGAGCGAATGCGGAACGAGATTCAGCATTTATTGTTTTAGCGGATTCAAGAGAGACCGCCATCTCTGCGTGCTTCACCATACTAAAGTCTCCCAGTCGAAACCAGGCATCCCCTTGGTGTTGCTTCACTATTTAGTTGTATAGATATGTTAGCACACTTAGTCTTTTTTTACAACTAAGCGACGCTTTTCTTTGTCAAAAATCTTAGGGCGTTTCTTACTAGCCTTGCCATTTTGTCTGCCAGAACTTTTTACTTCTGGTGCTGGCTTTGCACCACCCTTGTTCTTTGCCATATCTACTCCTATTTTATAAGTTGCTTATAGATGCTATCATACCCTGTTCGCTATCGGAGTATTGTATTAATTTGCAATCTAATAGAACCTGTGTTTATAATGAGGTATAAATGTTTTTCACAACGACAAAAGGAGAAAATATGAAAGACGAGTTAGTTGAGCAGTACGCTCCACTACTGAAAGAACTTCTTCCATTGGCTCGAAAGGCTTATGGCTCTAGAAGTACAGTATCACCACAGCACGACGCTAGTCGTGAATACACCAGACTGCTTGTTGAGTACTACAACAAGGGTGGCTCTTTGATTGCAATTGCTCAGGCAGTTGGAGTTACTTATGCTGGAGTCCGCAGACGTGTGACAACTTCTGACATTACACCATCTAGTAAGCGTAACCGCAGTCGTGCAACTGAGACTGATGTTGCCCTAGCGGTTGAAAGAATCAAACAAGCAAAACTACATGGAGTAGATGAATATCACGAAGCACTACGCCGAGAGTACGAAGACAACGGAATCTCTCTGACCAAGATTGCCAAGGCAATGGGTCTAAGTTCTTCAAACCCTCTATATTACGGAGTGGCTAGAACAAAAATTAAAAAGGCTTAGTAGCCAAAAAATGAAAACCCCCCTGACGCTAATCGGGGGGTTTTCTATTTAGTTATAGGCATTACAACCGTGCGACTGGTTGTAAGTAAATACTAGCAGATTATTCGGCAGACTTGCTCTTCTTTGTTTCAGCCAAAGCAGCCTCTGCTGAACTAGCAAACGCAACGTTGATTTCGTCGTTGTCAAGTTTTCCGTCTACAACATAAGCACGAGCCAAAGACTCAGCCACTTCCATTACGCCAACAAAGGCAGCAATTAAAGATGATTGCCATAGTTCAACGCCACCGATAGAACCAGCAGCAAGAACAGCACTGACTTTTAGGATTACAAGAGCAATAGTTCTCTTGAAGATGGTTAATGCAGTTTTCAAGGTTTTCTCCCTAGGATAGATGTGGGTAATTCACCCCTCTCCCAAGGTCTACTTCTATTTTACTACTTCTGCTTAGAGGCTATTTCCTCAATAGATTCGCCAGTAATTTTTATTCGGCGTCTGATTTCTTTTCTTTGACCATCGGTAGTTCCACCCCAAATACCTTGCTCGTTGTTCTTGAAGGCAAAGATTAAGCAATCAACTTTATAAACGCAAGTAGAGCAAACTTCTTTTGCTCCTCTTTCGTTGTAGTAACTAGCGTTTATGTTTCCCTCGACATCCTGAGGAAAGAATAACTCAGGGTCTATTTCAGAACATATTGGCATCCCTTTTTCTAAAGATAAAAACGGTAGAACGTGCTGGGACAAGTCAATATCTGACATAAATCTCTTTCTTTAGTTACGCCCTACTTGAATTAAAGCCTGTACCTTTAAATTGAATAGGAGGAGCATTGAATACTCTACTTAGATTACCACCACAACCATCAGCAGCACAAGTTAGTTTCTTTTCTTCCTCGTTCATACTGCGTATTTCTTTATGAGAGGAGTTGCACTTTTCACATACATATTCATACGTAGGCATTATTCACCAATCAACGAATTCAATTTGTCTAAACGGAACCCAGACCAACTATCTTCACCAGCAACGACTACAGGTGCTGAAGCATAGCCTTTTTCTTCAATGAGAGAAAATACTTCTGGACTATCTTGAATCATTTTTGCTTCAAATGGAATTTCTTTTAGAGTCAGAAATCTTTTAGTCTGCTCACATGCTTGGCAGTTTGGATTGCTGTATACGATTACCATTACTTCTGGTTCTCCACAATCAACTTGATTTCACATGCGTCTGTAGTGCAATATTTTTCACCGATTGCATCAAGACCTAGACCAGCGTAGATACCAGCAAAGTCGATAGGGAACAACTTACCCTGAGCATCTTCATACTCTTCTTTGGTAATTTGTGTGTACGGCATTTGCTTATAGGTAAAGTTTCCAGACGGCAAGAACGATACAGTCTTCAAACTTCCGTCGTACATGTGTAGAACCTTTTCGATATCTCCAGCCTCAGTTTCAGGATTGAAAGAGATAGTTACAGACACAGAGTTGTCTGACCAGTAACGCTGGGCAGTAGCAGCCAAGTTCATCTTCTCGTAGATGCTTACATCTTTCTCAGCACGCTTCGCCTGTGCCTTGATTGGGAAGTAAACAACAGAAGTGTGCTCTGGATTTTCTGACGCTGGCTCAACCGTGTAGTTAGCCATCTTGAATAGAGCCAACTGCGGGTCATCGTTTCCAAAACGAATTGCACGCATAAAGTACTCACCACCTGGAGACCAGTGAGCACCAGGAGATTCTCCAGCCAAGATAGATACAGTACCTGATGGCTTGACGGTTGTGGTCTTGATTGACTCACGAACACCTAGCCATTCAGAATATACAGAGTCATACTTTTTTACTACCGCATAACCTTCATCCATCCATTGACGCAAAACAGGCAGACCCTTGTTGTCAGCGAAGTTAGCAATACCAGAAATAGATGTACCAATTCTTCTGTTGCGTTGCATAATTGCGTTGGTCTCTTCCCAGTGTGTTGGGAGTAGTGTCACAGTCTTGGCATACAAGTAGGCAAACTTCAAAGTTCTCTTGAAGTCTTCTACATCTGTGTGACGGTTTAGATAAGTCTCAACAAGAGTACACATTTCGTATGACTCAAGCGACTGCTCTGCACAAGGGTTGTATCCAGCAATACGCCAGTCCTTGTTATTGATAGGGTCAGCAAGACGACCATAAGCCTTAGAAATGTCTTCCCAGATAACACCTGGCTCACCATTACGGACAATACCGTCAATAATCTTTGAGAAGTCAGTTCCGACGTTTACCATGACTGAGTTATTTGACATCCAACCCCAGCCTGGTGCTTCTTCATCATAAGAGTTGCGAGCAGGGAAAGCCTCTGCGTTCTTTAGGTTCAAGAAGTTGTCGTCGTCAATGCGACCAATCAAAAGTTCGGCAGAGCGACGAACGTTTCCAGACACAACACAGCGACCAATCAAGTTACCAATGTCAGCGATATCAACAGTAGTAAGTAGTTCACCAGCACGACCAGTGAAGATTTTACGAATAGCGTTGTGCAAATCAACCAGTGGTTTAGGACCTGAAGCAGTGCCACCAAAAGTAGCAATAGGAGCACCATATGGACGAATCTCGCTGTAATCAAACTCCCAAGTCGGCTGGTCTGGCTTTAGGTGTGAGTTGATTAGAGCAACTGTAGATTCCTGCCAACCCTCACGAGTGTCAGGTACTAGGTAATTCTGAACATCACCAGTTGAGTAAATCTCAAAGTTCTTGTCAGCACCCTTGTCATCAAAGCCAACACCGACACCTAGCATAGATGCTTCCATTAGGAATGCAAATGGCTTACCTGGGTTCTGCTTGGTCATTTCCAAAGTAGAAACAAAAGCACAGTTCTGTAGTGAAGCAGAGTTCTTCTGACGATTTACAAGGTCGGTACCCATCTGAGATAAGCCACGACCAGGTGGAGACCACTTGAGGTCAAACAAACGGTCAAAGAACTCTTTAGCAGAAGCAGCAGCCTTGGCATCTGACCACGGCAAACGCTGTTGCTTTGCGTAATCTTTTTGTAGAGAGTAAGTTCCGTTAGTTACACGCTCACAGACTTCAGCCCAAGTTTCCTTAGTGCCGTCCTCCTTCTTGCGTGAATAGGTACGTAGGAATGTAATCTCTCCTACGGAGTTTCCACCAGCATCTTTAAAACCAAATGGTGACTCCTTATCTTTGTAACTGTTGACAAATTCTTTATTAAGTTCAAAAGAAAAAAGAGACATGAAAATACCGATTCTGATTTGTAGGGATTGGAGATATCAGTATAGCGAAAAAAATTAGGGGGTATTATTCAGAATCAACAAATAGTGCATCTAAAATATCTTTACACTCTGGACAAACCCTTAGTTTTAAAGGGTCTCTGTGAGGTACAAATACCTTACCGCATAGGGCTATTACAGGAGTTCCCATAATATACCCCTCTGTTACTTTGGCAGCATCGGCATAATGGGCAAACTGATTTGAATCATCTAAGTCTGTCTTGTGATTGATTGGAGATTCTAATAGTTCTTGCATTAGACCTCTTCCATAATATTAAGAACTTGCTCTAAACCAATTTTACCAAGATAGGCAGTTCGGTCATTTTCACCAAAAGAAACAATTACATCTTTATTTTTGACAATTAACCCAGAACCAAACTCTACGTTAGAGTCTAAAAATTTAAACGGCGGTGACATTTGAATTATTTTTCCAAAATAGTCATATCTAACAAAGTAGTGATAATAATTTCTTACGTGATTTTTTACATACCCAAAAGATTTAGCATCATAGTAATTTACCCATTTAACAAAAGTTTTATGAGAGAGGCTTAAATATGTCTTATCCCCCAAGTCCCACAGATTAGAACCACCACGTAAATTTTTAATTGCTTCAGAAGATTCCCTAACTTTTAAAAGTTTGTTATCTTTAATAATTGAATTTTCATTGTATATGTAATCAAAATTAGGATTTTTTTGGTAAGGCATCATCCAGTTTTTTTCAGGAACGTTAATTTTTTCTTGTTCAAAATGTCCAATTTCAATTAGTTGAGCATTTTTTCCATCAAATTTAAATACTCCAATTCTTGGAATAGGAATGCCAAAATCTGGTTCTGCTAGTACTGCTGTGAATTGCCAACCCCCGTCTCTCCAAAATAGTTTTGCATCTTCAGCACCTCTAGTCATTTTTACATTCACGCTAATGTAAGAAATTGGATAGTAATTTATTTCAGATAAATCACTAATTTCTAAGTTTTCCCCTACTTTACAAAACCACGTTTTGTTTTTTATAAGGTTTCCAGTAGTTAATTCATATTTTCCATTTTTTGCGTTGAGAATGTAGTTGCTAGACCTAATTGTCATAGCCATAGAGCCATCTGAAGATATGCCAATAGAAGGATTAAAAGCAGACCAATGCTTATTTTCAGGGTCAATGAATCGAAGAACCTTTTTGACGTTTCCGCCAAGCGACTCAAAACTCACATAATCAACGGGTAAGTTCACAGTTATAATACTTTCATGGAGAACAAAGTAGAAGATACCGACTACGTATTAAATACTACTGACCGCTGCGACGCTTGTAATTCCCAAGCGTATGTTTACGTCAAACTTGAGTCAGGAGACTTACTATTTTGCCTCCACCACTGGACAGAGAATAAAGATTTATTATCTGCCCTTGCATTAGAAGTTCTGGATGAATCAGAACGTTTATTGGCTAGATAACTAGCCCACTCCGCTTAGGAATCCTAGGTGAAGTGCGTCTATTTTTATAAGTCATTAGTCTACTTTTATTGTAAAATAATAGTAACTATACTCTCCCGAACGGTACCCTATGACTTGCGGAATTGCTGGACTTTACAACATCACCTGTCAACAAGGTGCTACTTTCCAACGTCAAATTACTTGGACTGACTCAGCCAGAGACGCATATAATTTGACTGGCTACACTGCCCGTATGCAAGTTAGAGATAATGTCAGTTCTAACACCATAATTGCGACTTTATCTACAACTGCTGGCAATACTGGAACTATTACTTTAGGTGGAATCGCAGGGACAGTAGATTTACTTATCTCCGCCACTAACACAGCGGCTCTAACCGCAGGTCAATATGTTTACGACCTAGAGTTGGTGTCTGGTGGTGGAGTAGTAACTAGATTGCTTGAAGGTAATTTTAGAGTTTCGGCTGAGGTGACTAGATAATGTCAGTTGAATTTAATGACCAAAGAGCAACAGTAAAAATAAATCCTCTTGACGCTAACAAAGTTATTGTTCAAGAAGTTACTAATGAAGTAAAAGTCACTGGTTGGGGACCGCAAGGAGCAATAGGTCTCCAAGGAACACAAGGTGTTCAAGGTACGACAGGTATTCAAGGTCTTACAGGTGTTCAGGGTACTCAGGGAATACAAGGTATCCAAGGCATACAGGGTACTCAAGGTATCCAAGGAACTACAGGTCTGCAAGGATTTAGAGGAACTTACACCGTATCTGAAACAGCACCTCTAAACCCCAATGTCGGCGATGCTTGGTTCAATTCAACAACTAGCCAAATGTATATTCGATACGATGGCTACTGGGTAGAGACATCAAATAGTTATTTAGGTCCATCAGGTATCATTGCAGTCACCGCACCTATCACTAACTCAGGAACATCGACATCGGCACAACTTGGATTCTCAGGACTGATTACCGCTGCTTCTACATCAACAGTTCCATTGACTTTGCAAGCCTCATCTGGTCAAAGCGTAAGCATTTTAGATATTGTCAATTCTTCTTCTACCGTTCTTGGTGGTTTTGGCAATACAGGTAATCTAAAAGTCAGAACTCCAATTGAGTTCTCTGCTGCCTTAAGTATCGCTGCTGCTTCTAGCACTCAAATTGGTGCTGTTATTCGTGGTGCGGCTTCACAATCTGCTAACTTGCAGGAATGGCAAAACTCCGCAGGAACAATTTTAGGGAGAGTTGCATCCGACGGTAATTTATTTGTGCCAACAATTCAATTAACCAGTTCTGGTATTTTAAGTTCTGGCGGAAGCACCTCAATGGGTGTCAGTCCAAACAGAAACGTTTTTCTAAACTCTGTCGGCGGTAGTTACGGCGGTGGTCTAGGGGTAACATTTATCGGTAACTCAACTACTGTCCCAACATCTAACCCAACTGGTGGCGGTATTCTGTATGTTGAAGCAGGTGCTCTAAAATATCGTGGTTCATCAGGGACTATTACAACCATCGCAAACGCATAAGGAAAAAAATGTTTAATGTATCTCCAGAAGTAAAGGCTCAGTTGCTAACTGACCGTATTCAGGCACTCAACCTTGAGGGCTACCAGAATGAATTAAATTTAAAGTTAGCCGAGGCTTTAGGTAATCAGTCCGCAGTAGACCAAGCCACTGCAAACATATCAGCAATTCAGGCAGCCATCGAGACGCACCAGCAAGAACTAGACGACTTGAGTTAGTAGGAGACAAGACACATGCCCTCGATTGATTTTCCAAACTCCCCATCCGTAAATGAAACATTTACGGTAGGCGAGCGTACCTGGAAATGGACAGGGTCTACTTGGGATATTGTTGTCACAACTCAAGTCACTGGTGCACAAGGTCTTACAGGTGTACAAGGCACTCAAGGTGTACAAGGGCTTCAAGGTGCACAAGGTGCTCAGGGCATCCAAGGCATCGTTGGAGTTCAAGGAACAACTGGCTCGCAAGGAGTTACAGGTGCACAGGGTATAACTGGTACACAAGGTTCGGTAGGTACTCAGGGTGCAACTGGACTACAAGGTGCAGTCGGTTTACAAGGCACTCAGGGCGTACAAGGCACACAAGGAGTTCAAGGCACTCAAGGCACTCAGGGCATACAAGGCGTTATTGGTGCTCAAGGTACTCAAGGCGTAATTGGTGTACAGGGTACAACAGGATTACAGGGTGCAACTGGAACTCAAGGATTGGTTGGCTCACAAGGTATTACAGGTTCTCAAGGCATCACGGGAACTCAGGGTGCAACTGGAACTCAAGGTTTAGTTGGTTCTCAAGGAACTACTGGAGCACAGGGAACAACTGGAACTCAAGGTGCAACAGGATTACAAGGTCTGCAAGGAATCCAAGGTATTCAAGGTGTACAAGGAGTTCAAGGACTTCAGGGTGTTCAAGGTACAACTGGCTCTCAAGGCACCCAAGGACTACAAGGTGTTCAAGGCATAACTGGACTACAAGGTTTAGTTGGCTTGCAAGGTGTGCAAGGAATAACAGGTGCTCAAGGAACTCAAGGCACACAGGGTGCAACTGGAACACAAGGTATTCAAGGTGAGACTGGTTCATTCGGTGGTGCTGTATTTACTTACAACTACTTAACCAACACGACTAATAGCGACCCAGGTTCTGGAAACCTTAAATTAAACAACGCTAACTTTTCACTTGCTACTTCACTTTACATTGACTTTTTAGACCTTAATTCTGTAGATAACCAAGCGTATCTAGACACTATTGATGACTCAACTTCAACCATTAAGGGACACTTCAAAATGGAGCAGGTTGGCAACTCAGCCAACTTTGCGTACTACGCCATCAACGGAGCACACACCCAATCAACTGGATACTTTGCTGTTCCAATCGTTTATCTGTCTGGCTCGGTAACATCTTTTGCTAACGGAACTGATGTAAATGTCACTTTCGTTCGCACAGGTGATAAAGGAGACGCAGGTCTCGGTGGAACCGTTGCCAACTGGGGTAGTTTCTGGGATACAACAATCCAAAATGCTGCATTAGTAAACACCCCTTATGCAATGACTTTAAACAGTTTTGATGCAGAAGGAATTGGTGTAACAGTTGTTTCAGGTAGTCGGATTACGATAGCCAACGCTGGAGTTTATAACCTTCAGTTTTCTGCTCAATTTGATAAAACCAACAACGGAACAGACAAAGTAGACATTTGGCTGCGTAAAAATGGTGCAGATGTGGCAGCCACTGACACAGAAATTGCTCTAACTAAAGACGAAAAACTGGTTGCCGCTTGGAACTTTGTTTTCGAGGCAAATGCTGGTGACTACTACCAATTGATGTGGGCTACTCCAGACACCAACATTAGGATATTTGCTCAAGCAGCCAACCTATCTGTACCGCATCCAGCCGTTCCTTCTGTAATTGTTACAGTAACTCAAGTTACTTACACACTACAAGGCACTCAAGGTATTACAGGCTCTCAGGGTCTAACTGGTATCCAAGGTCTCACAGGTATTCAAGGCTCGACTGGTTCACAAGGACTACAAGGAACTACAGGCTCTCAAGGCACAACTGGCACACAGGGTCTAACTGGAACGCAAGGTCTAACAGGCTCACAAGGTGCCACTGGTCTACAAGGTCTAACAGGTTTACAAGGTTTTACAGGTTTACAAGGTTTTACTGGCTCACAGGGCACTACAGGCTCACAAGGTACTACAGGTGCTCAAGGTTTAATTGGTACTCAAGGTTTTGAAGGTACGCAGGGCACTACAGGCTCACAAGGAACAACTGGTGCACAAGGTATCCAAGGTATCCAAGGTATCCAAGGTATCCAAGGTATCCAAGGTATCCAAGGTCGCCAAGGAACTCAGGGTATTCAAGGAACTCAGGGTCTCTCTGTCCAAGGTATTCAAGGTACTTCTGGAGCACAAGGGTTACAGGGTATTTCGGGGGCACAAGGAGTTACAGGATATCGAAGCACCTTCAGCACGGACTGGACTTATGCAGAATATTACTACTCCGATTTGGTCACATTTAGAGATGGTGCAACAGCACTAAATACTTCAGAAATACTTATTCCAGCATGGGCTTCTTTACTTGGCTCTTTAGCCCTAAACACTTTTAACTTAACATCAACAGTAAAGGGTTTTGTAAAGATAAAATCTTTATCTAGAAATTTTGAAGTTACTTGGCAAGTAAATTCCTTAAATTCATATCTAGATGAAGGTATTACTTTAGTCACTATTGGACTAGCGGTTTCTAACCCGTTCTATTTTGGTTCGGGATATGGAAGTGCAGTCTTCTCTAACGGAGAAGCAATTTCAGTTGAATTCGTTAGAAATGGAGATAAGGGCACTCAAGGAACTACAGGCTCACAAGGTATTCAAGGTCTTCAGGGAACATCTATACAAGGTACTCAGGGGTTACAAGGTTTACAAGGTTTTACAGGTTTACAAGGTTTTACAGGTTTACAAGGTATTCAAGGCATCTCTGTACAAGGTATTCAAGGTATTCAGGGAACCACTGGTCTTCAAGGTCTAACTGGAACAGGGACACAAGGTGCAACTGGTGCACAAGGAGTGACAGGAACATACAATGCTGTTTCAGGTAGCGGTACTCCACTTGCTTTCTCTGGAGCAGCACCTTCATTTACTTCAATTCCAGGAACATACAAAAAACTTATTGTTCAGATAATTTTTACAAACATCGGGTCAATTACTGGAAACTTACAGATGACTGTTAATGGTGGTGCTACAGTAGCAACCACGCACTACAACACAGGTTCAACAACAGCAACTGTTGCCACCGCTGGAACATCAATTGCACTAAGTTCTGGAGCACCGACAGCATTAGAAATGATTACGGTAGAAATACCGAATTATGCAAATACAAGACCTACTATGTGGATATCAGGCTCAACTGGTGCATCAGCACAATCTTCAAGATGGGGAATCGCATCAACAAGTGCTGCTATTACTTCAATAACCTTTTCGGCTGGTGCTGGAAGTTTTACTTCAGCCACTGGAACCGCCTATCTATACGGAATAAACTAATGAATAGAATAATCGAACTAAACTGCACCACTGGTCAAATAATTGAAAGAGATGAAACACCAGAAGAAATTGCTATTAGAGAGCAAGCGGCAGAACAAGAAGCACAAGCATTAGCAACTAGACAATCTGCCCTAGCAAAACTGCGAGCACTCGGTCTTACCGAAGAAGAAATCGAAGCAATTCTAGGCTAGATAACCCAAAGCATTCCAACATCAGCAGTTGGTCTTAGGTTAGAACGCTTCCATCCATCAAAAGTCCACCACTCTTCTTGCTCTTTGCGAATAAACTCAAGGTTTACATTTTTAGTTATTGGTCGCCAGTCTTCTTCTGGCTCTAGCAAGTGGTCTTCAATAAATTGAAATTTAAATTTTGTATATCCAATTGATTTTAAATATTGCAATTGTTTGTTGTGCTCGCCCATTGTTTCTTGAGTCCATTCAAGAGCAATCTTTCCAGAGTGTTTAGTCATACCACGAAGTACAGACCACTCCGCCCCCTCAACATCAATCTTGATTAAGTCAGGCTTACCATACTGTTCAACCAACCAATCCATAGTGCAGGTATTGACATAGATAGTTCTAAATTCTTTACCGTTGTACGGCATCGTTGGGTCTGTCAGCCAAGACTTTTCCATAGTAGATAGACCATCTTCTACGCATTCATAAAACTCAATACGCTCCCCACCAGTCTCTGACACTGCCAGTCTGAGTGGTACAACATTAGGCTCATAAATAAAATTTCTAACCAACTCAGCAAACACTCTAGGTGCTGGCTCTAAAGCAATAACTTTGTAGCCTTTCTCAATCCCAGCAATAGTGGCATCGCCTCTATTTGCTCCAATATCAAATAGCAACATTAGATGCCAACCTTTATCAAATTATCAAAAACTGCTGACCTATAAACAACACTCAAATCTTCCCTAAGACTTAGTTCTTGTAGTCTTTTTATGCTTTCGTCTTTTCGACCAATCCACCAAGCACTCATAGCAACTTGAAACTCTAAAGAATAGTCTCCGTGATAGCCATCGATACCAACGGGAAGTCGAACTAAAGGATTGTCCAACACCATCAAGCCAACGCTTGCGTAGGTGTAGCACTCCTGCCAGTTTCCATCTTTTTCATAAAATCTTGACAAAAGAAAATATGCTTCAGGTCTTTTTGGTAAATGAGCAATTGCTTGAAGAATTACATTAGAGACAGTATTCCTTCTATCTTTCTGACCCTCAATGCAGATAGATATTCTAAGTAAAGAAGCATAGGCAATAAGAGGTTCAGTTTCATAGCCGTATTCCGCAGCACGAAGATAAAATCCAACAGCAGATGCCGTCTGACCTAACTTTTCATACTCAACGGCAATATCAAAGTTTTTCTTGGCATCGAGTGGGCCACTAGAAGCCTCAACAACAAGTCTTTCAATAATCTCATTAGAACTCATAAGTCAATGCCTCCAAAATAAGTTCCTCAACAACAAGCCTAGGCGTTCTCAAAATAAAAGCAGCGTTGTCTTGAACACCAAAACTAATCAATAAATCGTCTCCATACTTAGCAGCACCAGCGACAAACTCCACTCTTGCTTCTAAGAATGTAAGCGGTCTAGGAGATAACCCAATTAGGTTGAACTGTTCATCCCAAATAACTAAGCGATGTCTGTAAATGCCGTCTTTTTGGTCAAGATAGTTTTTGAACAAATCAACTTCGTGAGTGATAGCAATATAGACATTTCCCCACCGAACAACATGCGAACTACCACGCTGGTCTTTAGGTGGAGTAAGTCCTTGATTCAACATAACCTGCTCGCAACGAGCAGGAAGTTCTGGGTAAGTTTTGACAACTTCAGTCGGGGAAGTCCACTTTACAAAGTGAAATGGTTTATCTAAAATCGGCATCCAATTTTTTTCGCAGTAAGAATTGTTTGCTCCAGGAGCAGGAATGCGAATACGAGATACTTCTTTTACTTCCCAAGTCTCCTCGTTGATAGTAATCTCGCTAAGTTCCATACGACCCTCACCGTGAGTTGTTGTATCTCTTCTTACTCCAATAATGTAATACTTACCATCCCACTCAACAAGACGGCAATCTTCTTCACCAGTAAATTCCCACAAGGGTTTTACATCCAGTTCTGAAGTATCAACTACTCCGTGTCCGACCATAGACAAGTTTCCATCTAACTTACAAATGTAGTTAGTTGTGCGAAGTGCTTGGTCTTGCTCAGGATGTAGGTAGGACATCGGCCCCCACTTGCTATTGAACCGTTGATTATTTTCTGAATGATATAGCGTGTAATTTACATGACGCAGATTTACAAAAATCTCATTTTTAGAATTGACAAAAACAGACGGGTTCATTAGCCCAGTTCCAGAAGTTAGACCATCAGAGATAACTAAGGGTGCAAGTTTGCCACCATACGCTACGGATTTTTGAACTAGGTTATCGGTACTCATTCATAATAGTTTACTAAACATCTTTAGTTTTTTTATTAGATTTAGGTCTAGGCTCTTGCTCAGGTCTTCTCTCAAAGACAGCACCATCGTGCTTCATTTCGCAACAACGAGCGAGAAGACTGACGACAAAATGCTTATTACAAGATTCACACCTGTAAGGGTCTGGCACTTTATTTTGTTGTCCCATATACAATAATTGTCGCACGTCAATTGCTAGGTTATTTTTTAGTTTTGTAGTACCATCTAACCAATGAACACTGCTCAAATCTTAAACGGAGACGTACGTCAGGCGTTAGCCCTACTACCAGACCAATCAGTTCAAACTGTCATCACGTCCCCACCATACTGGGGATTGCGTGACTACGGTTCTGAAGGACAGTTAGGTCAGGAAGATACTCCATACGAGTTCATAGAGAATTTAGTAGAGATTTTTCGTGACGTCAGACGTGTCCTAAAAGACAATGGCACGGTTTGGTTGAATCTTGGGGATTCTTATGTTGGAACTGGAAACAAGGGAGACTACAAAGACCCTAAATATTCCAATGGTCGTAACGGTCAATCGATTGCTTTAAATAATAAAGTTGAAGGATTAAAATCTAAAGACCTAATTGGTATTCCTTGGAGAGTTGCTCTTGCTTTACAGGCTGATGACTGGTATTTGCGTAGCGATATTATTTGGCACAAACCAAACGTTATGCCAGAGCCAGTAAAAGACCGACCAACTAAGGCTCACGAATACGTTTTTCTCTTAAGCAAGAGTCCTAAATACTTTTATGACCACGAGGCTGTACGTGAAGATAGCCTCAGCGGTAAACGTAATCGTCGCTCGGTGTGGAGCGTAAATACAAAACCATTTAAGGGTGCACACTTTGCTGTTTACCCTACAGAACTTGTAGAGCCTTGCGTTTTAGCAGGTTCACAGCCAAACGATACAGTTTTAGACATTTTTTCTGGTTCTGGCACTACTGGTGTAGTTTCACTACAAAATGGCAGAAACTACATAGGCATTGAGTTAAATCCTGAATACGCACTAATCTCCGAAAAGAGGCTTACTGAAGAGGCTGGCTTATATGGAGATATAATAGTAAATATTGTCAAATAATTTATTAAAATATTTTGCAATTTCTAGAAATATGTGCTAGTCTTTAAAAGTCAGGTAACTGATGTTGATTGTTAATTGGTTATTAATTGTCATCTCCTTTCGTGGAAGACCCGTCTAGTTCGCTAGGCGGGTTTTCTGTTTCTCTGGTAGGATGTCAACATGTACAAATTACAACTGACAAAAGACGAAATAAGAATGTGTACGGATATTGCTGTCAATCGATGGCTAATGAAGTTTAATAGCACAGACCGACCAAACTATGCTCAAGGCAAGAAGGATGGTCGCTTAGAGCACGAACTTCAAGCAAGCATACGAAGCATTGTTGCCGAGTACGCTGTGGCAAAGTTAACTAAAAAGCCATTCAACCTTCCTTGGTATCCAAATGAGATGCACCCATTTCGTAAGGACTTACCAGACGTCGGTGGCAACATTGAAGTTCGCACTGTAAGAACCTATGACGAAGTACCAATCTGGCGTAAGGATGCTGACAAGGCAATCGTGGGCTGTAAAGTCACAGACTCCGAGTACTTCTCCGAAGTAGAAATCTACGGCTGGGTGATGGCTAATGATGTTATCGGAAATGACTCGTTCGAAGACTCTTACATTGGTGGCTGGCGTTACCCACTTACGTCGCTAACTGCGTTCGAAGAACCAACCCACCTTTAATCGCTCTCCCCTAAAACGTCTAAACTTAGGATTAAGTTTATACAGCATTTTTAGCGAATTAATCTGTACAAAAATAGTACATTATTATATAACTAGGAGACCTTATGTCACAGATTGCACTTCTGTACGCCAGAGTATCTACTCAACTTCAAGTAAATGACGGAGTTAGCCTAGATGTTCAAGAGCGACAGTTACAGCAAGCAGCGGAATTGGCTGGCTTCACCGAGTATGAATTAGTGAGGGAAGAGGGTCGCTCAGGTAAGTCTATTTCGGGTCGCCCTGCCCTCACAAACGCCTTAAAGAGACTAGATAACGGAGAAGCCCACGCTCTTTTTGTGACCCGTATAGACCGTTTAGCACGCTCTACGAAGGACTTTCTGAACATCATTGACAGAGCCAACACTAAAGGCTGGCGTCTTGTAATGCTAGACCTAAACCTAGATACATCTTCTTATCAGGGACGCTTCGTAGTCACAATTATGTCTGCTCTAGCAGAGATGGAACGAGGCATTATTGCTGCCCGTCAAAAAGACGTGCATAAAGACCGCCGTGAGCGTGGCATCGTTTGGGGCGTGGATATGGGTCCTAAGAACAAAACCTCAGAAGAGGTAAAGGCTAGGATTTATCTTGAGCGTTCTGCTGGTCAGTCGTTTCGTCAGATTGCTGATGGTCTGAATCGAGACCAGATTCCGACTCAGAATCATCGAAAATGGCATCCAACGACTGTAAAGAATCTGCTTGACTCAATGGTACGTCCACAGGATGGCTAGGGGTATTTACTGTAAACCCCTCTTCCTTATCTAGTGGATTTACATCACCCTGAGCGACAGCCATTTGATTTTGAATTTCAAGAGTTCTAAGGAAGAATCCAGAGAAGTTATATTCACCAGCGTGAGTAATTCTTACCCAAGGTGCAGCGTAGACATTGTGTCCAGTCTGACGCCATAAGTGACAAAAAGCATAGTCTTCAGATAGCAAAATACTTTCTGGCTCCTCAGTAATAATTGTTGGGAAATACTCAACCATTTCTTCACCCATAGCAATGTCCTGACTAGGAGAGTTGTTTTTGTATTTCTTACATAGTGGGGCAACCGTCTCAAATACATTACGACGAATAAACATCATTCCAGTGCCAATGTCTCGAACCTTAAAAGGTTCGTCTCCCCTAAATTCCTGATTTTCTGGCAAGAAGTTAATTGCAAAATTTCCAGAGTATAGAGAAAGTTCACTAGCAGGTTTTCCAGAAATTGCTGCGGCGTGGACATTATCCCAATTGATTGACTTCATTGGATAGATAGCACCAATCAGGTCTTTACCTGAGTTGACCATCTTTACAATATCGTCTGAAATCCATCCATGGTCTGCGTCAATAAAGAGCAGTGCATCACTGTCACTCTTTAAAAACATATGAGTCAAAGTATTTCTTGCTCTAGTAATAAGACTTTCATTAGTAATTGACGAATGAGTTACAGAGTGACCAGCAGCATTTAGTTTGCTCATTAGTTCATTTAGACAGGCTACATAAACACTTTTAGAAATTCCACCGTACATCGGGGTGGCAATTGTAATCTTCATTATTCTCCTTGTTGAAAAATTAGAAGGGGGATTAGGCATAGGGATTACCTAATCCCCCGATGTGCGTCTCTCCCAAGACACGTTTTTATACTACATCAACTCACTAAAAATTGTTGCTAGCAAATCGTGTCGCCATGCTCCAGTCAACTTCAGCCGATGGCACAGCACGAGGTAGTAAAATCATTCCGTTTATAATAGCCTTAGAACCGTGACCAACAATATTTAATCCACGGTCAGACAATTTGCGGTTGAATGCAATCTGTGTCATAGGACGTTCACCACGGTCTTCAGACCACATACGATAGACAGAGAACAAAGCCTTAACTGATAGAGAGCCTCCATCAGATTCTTTAGTTTCTTCGTCTAAGAATAATCCAATACGGTCTTCATTCTTGCGATACACCTCCGCTGCATCTTTTACAGCAGTACACCAACCCAATGGGTCACGAGCAGAAGAACCTAAATACTTGATAGCACCTTCAACAGCCCAAGAAAGAATTGCTGGCAATCCACCTTCAGGGTCAAACAAATATGCCTTTAGGTCAGGGTCTGGCGACTCAGGTACGTTGCTCCAAGGAATAGGGCGAATACGACGCCACATAGCATCATCGTTAATCATCGGACGGTGGTTAGTTGTAATCCACAACTTAGCCTGAGCCTTAAATGTAAACGGCTTCTCACCAGGAGAACGAGCAGAAATTTCAGATGAACCAGTCAACTTTTTAATTGCGTTCTCTTTAATACGTTCTGATTCTGGCAACTCGTCTACCCAAACCATTCTGCGACCACGCAACTCTGCCCAGTGGTACAAGTCAGTGCTACTCGTAGCACCACCGTTATCAGCAAGGATGCTTGAATCTAAGGGCCATGCGTATTGCTGAGTTCCCATTGCTTTTACAACTGCTTCAACAAATGTGTTCTTACCAGAACCAGGAGGACCATATACAAGGAACATAAGGTCTTGATTATTTAGACCAGTTAGTGTGTACCCAACTGCACGCTGAATCCACTCTTGAAGTTCCTTGTCGCCACCAGTTGCATAATCTATGAACTGCTCCCAACGAACATTTCTCAATCCTGCTGTGTAAGCAACTTCAGCACGCTTTGTGATGTACAAATCTGGACGCCCACGAAGTAGTTCACCAGTACGCAAATCAATTACACCGTTTTGCACACCGAATAGGTATTCATCTCCATCCCAGCGTTCAACAGCAGTAACAATACGAGGGTCTGAGTTTGCACTCTCAATAGCACCGTTCAAACGAGAATTTGACTTAGCGTTGTTTGCCCACTTGATTACTTCATTCTTTTTATCTTGGTCTGAGTAATGAACAACTTCAGTAGCAATAATTGGCGGAAGTTTTTTAGCAAGTTCATGCATACCTAAATCTTCTGCATCTGGACGCCAGTACTGACCATCCCAAATAAACCAACCGATTCCTGGAGTGTAGCGAATTGCATTACCAAAAGAATCAACTAAGCGACGTCCATTACCGATATCAGATAGAGTACGCTTACCAGGAGTTCCACCCTCAGCCTCGGATATGGCGTCAGGGTCTCTAGGTATGTCGATGTTTCCAGAACTAAACGCATCTGCAATAGACATTCCATTTTTGGTAGCCTCAGCAACCGAGCCACCAACAGTTCCAGGAAGACTACTAAAGTCTTCCCAATCATCAGGGTCAGAAGTATTTACAGCAGGAGTATTTGCAGAAGCCAAAGTTGCATTAGTCTCAGCCTGAGAGCGATTCACCCAGTTTTCTAACTCTGGGTACAACTTAAATGTCACAGGATTGTCGGCGACAAAATCCATTGCACGACGTGTGTGCATTAGTAAAGAGTTAGGTCCTTCCAAATCCATTGGAGGGCGAACCTTTTCGTGATTGAAACGAATCATCATTGTCTCAATCATTAAACGCTTTTCAGGAGTTTCTACGCCAAACTTGTTTGATATTGCACAAGCCAACTTGTAGATGTCTACAGCACGAGAACCTTCGTTGATTCCTTCTTCAAGCATCTTAGAGATGTCAACTCTTTCACTCCCACCAAAGTCAAGTTCAGACATCCAATCCCAGTCAGTAGAGCCAAGCGAAGTGCCTGAGCGACGACTACGTTTGCGAAGAGAATTAAGTAATTCTTCTGGAGCATTTGCCATTTCAATTTGCCATGGAGCCTTGCCATCAGCCCACTCATAAGTCACTCCAGAGAAGTGGCGTGATGGGGCAATTAAAACATAACCATTGTGCTTAATGTCAATACCAGGTAAATCAGCAGATTTTAGATTTCCAAGCAATTGCTCATTTGCTTCTACTTTGTAGTAGAGATGTCTACCACGAACGGCTTTACCATTGTGGTTATACTCACCAGTCAGAGCCTCCACGGTTGGAGGTAAGGCACCAACAAGTTCTTCAAACTTTTCAAACGACTCAATACCGCCAGAGCGTGGGTCAATGTCTATTACCAAGAATCCAGAAGGCTTGCAATTAACTCCAATATTTCTATCAGGAGTAGAAGTCCACCAATCAGAGACTACGGTTTGGTCATCGGTAGCACGAAGTTGCCATTCACCAATTGCTGGGTGCTTACCAATATCCTTTGGCTCTGTGTGCGAGCCATTACAAGTACAACGACCACTGTCGTTGATACCGTAGCAGGGTAAAATTTTCCAGCCGTTTTTGGCGTACCAGACTGCACCATTAAAAATCTTTTGTAAGTGTTCGGACTTGGGAGAAACTGACATTTAGCCAAACACCCACGCTGTCTTTTTCTGTCTTTGCATAGCAAACCTTCCGTTAGAGAATCCATATTAGCATCTAGAGACGACAAATTATCTGTATTTGCGAATGTGTTTTTTGTGCCTTTATATAAATAGGATTGCACTACCTGAGGTTATAATTATAAGGTAAATCTGGAGTATGGATTAGGGATGTTGCAAGATTCAATTTTCACAATAGCAGCGGTAATTACAGCAGTTGGTGTAATCGTCGGTGCCTTGGTAGCAATTTATAGACTCGCTAAAAAAATTAGTGACTCAATCGGTTTAGATAAAAACGGTAGAACAATTGCAGAACGTCTTGACCGAGTAGAGCATCAACTTTGGGAGAACGGTGGCTCTTCGCTTGCTGACCGAGTAAATAACATTGACAAGTCGGTTACCTCACTAAATGCCGAAGTAAAACTGATTACAACCTTAGTAACTGCTTCCGCTGGTCTTACTATAGAAAATCCAGAAACTAAGCCAAGAAGGACACGCTCTAAAAAAACAATATAGTTTCTAAAAAAACAGGTAGTATTTGTAAAGACATAAGATACATGAAGGAGTACAAATGTCGCTGTCTGACAAACTCAACAGTGCGTCAAAAAACACATCTACTAGATTGTGCAAAATAGGCGTAATACTGGTATCAGAATCACTTTCTAAAGAAGATAGAGAGAGTCTCAAGACAGTTTTAGATGTCTCAGACTCAGACCCTAATAAGGTATCAAATGTCCAAATTGCTAGGATTCTTAGAGAAGAAGGATTCGACGTATCAAACAGTGCAGTAGATAGACATAGAAGATATGAATGTCCATGCACGAGAACGGCTAAATAAAATTGGGAATTTCAGACAAGTTAAAAGAGTTTTCAGAACCAGGTAAATCTGGCTCTGACATAAAAGCATTAAATACTCCAGAAGAATGGCGACCACGCTTAGATGTTGACGACACTAAGGGTGGTTTTGTTGTATCTAAGCCACGTCCTGCTGGACAAATTCCAGATGCAGAAGAAGTTCTCAAAGAATTTGACTTAGACCCACTGGCGTGGGCAGTAACTTCTCTGCGTCGCTCACGTTGGCAAACTCATTCTGGAGAGTGGCTTGAGTCAGTTCGTGTAAGTTTGACTCCATCTGGAATTGCACAATCAGAGCAATTGGATGCAGAAAAATTAATTGATGAAGTAAAAAAGTGGCGTCCTCAAACTGGAATTAAAACTTCAACTGGAAGTGGTGCTTTTTCAGTTTTCCCTAGCGACCAACAGATTGGCAAAAAAACTGGCTCTGGTGGTACAGAGCAATCAATTGAAAGAATTTTATATCTTACTGGTGCATCAGTAGCAAGATTCAAAGGTCTACAAAAGATGGGACTGTCTCTTGGAACTATTGTTTTAGGTCTACCAGGAGACCACGTAGAAGGTAACGTTTCTCAAAATGGACGTTTACAAGGTCTAGCATCATCTGACCTTGGACTTACCGAGCAAGTTCGTGTTGCACGTCGCTTGCTTATGGCACAGATTAAAGCACTAGCACCTTTAGCCGAACGAATGATTGTTCCAGTGATTAACGGAAACCACGACGAGGTAACTCGTCAGGTTGCAGCAGACCCTGCTGATGGCTGGAACGTTGAAATTGCATCGTCAGTACAAGACGCTTGTGCTGAGAATCCTGCTCTGCAACACGTAGAATTTCGTTATCCATCACACGGTCATCAAACACTAACGGTAGACATAAATGGATGTATGCTTGGTCTATTTCACGGACACCAAGCAAATCAAAACAACGTCCTTAAATATTTATCTGGTCAAGCAGCAGGTCAAACCGCATTAGGAGGTGCAGACGTTTGGGTCTCTGGTCACTTCCACAATTTTAGAACTATGGATATTGGTGACAGACTTTGGTGTCAGTGCCCAACTACTGACCCAGGTTCAGAGTGGTTCCGTGACCGTGCAGGTCTAGAATCAAAACCTGGACTATTGACTATGGTTCTTGGTGGAGATTATGACCCACGAGAAAACATTAGCGTACTGCCAGTAAGGTAGTCGTGAAAAGCAAAACTTACATAATCGCTTGGGATGGTGCAATAAAAAATTGCATCAACATAAGTGAACAACTTTATGGGGAGATAGACCATAAGTTTTTTAATGTGTCTGCACAGCCAGAAGTCACAGAACACTGGGAAAGAAAAGAAGACGTAAGGTATTACAGGCACTTTTTTAACGCAGTAAAAGAATTTTTATCTACTGATGCTGAAGTTTTTATATTTAGTGCTGGAGATGCTAGATACGATAACTACGTTGAATATACAAAATACATAGAAAAGATTTTTTCTGAAAATCCAAATTTAGTTGCTTTTGCACCAAACGCCACATACGACGACTGGTCTGGGGAACGTTCTTACATAAGACAATCAATTAAGTATGAAAATTTATATTTGACTACTTGCACTAACGGTATTCATTTTGCACTTAGTAGAGAAGTTTGCATTGTGCTAAATGACTTCTATCAATGGTCATCTATAGATAGCAATCTTATAGAGTCAGAAAAAATGTTTAGTGGGTGGGGGATTGATATCGCTATTTCTGCTTATGCAATCTATAACAATAAATATTGCTACAGAGATGCCAACGTTAAATTAGAACATCCAATTTCAAGTAGTTATAATAAACAAAGAGCATCCGAAGAGGGTTCAATAACTATAAACGGCTTTTCAATGTACTTAGAAAAAGTTCATGGATACAGTAGAGATAAATACATTGACATCGTTCAAAAAATTAATAAGTTATTTAGAGAACCAAAAACTTTGTCCGTAGAAGATTTTTACGCAAATTACAAAGAATTAGAGATTTAAATGGGATTAAGAATTTATAGTGGTGGAACCTACGACCTATTTCACTCTGGTCACGTAAGACTTTTAAAGAGATTAAAAGATATGGCTGGTGAAAACGGAGTCTTGATAGTAGCCGTAAACTCAGACAGTTTTGTTGAAAAATTTAAAGGTCAAAAGCCAGTAATGTCTTTAAAAGAAAGAATGGAAGTAGTTTCAGCCTGTAGATACGTAGACGTAGTAGTTGAAAATTACGGGAACGAAGACTCTAGGCAAGTCATTCTAGATTGCAAAGCAGATTTTGTAGTTACTGGTACAGACTGGTGTGACCGAGACTACATGAAACAAATGGGTTTCACTAGAGAGTGGCTAGAAGAGCACAGCATAGGTTTTGGATTTCTTCCATATACAAATGGAATTAGTACAACAGAATTAAAAAAGAGAATTATTTCTTAAACTTTTTTTCTTCACGTTCTTGGTGATATGCATTTACAGCATTAGCACTGGTACGACTACGCCATTTAAATCCACACTCGGTACATTCAACCATACGAGCAGTAGTCCATCTACCACCACCCGTGAGATTAACAATATAAGTTTTTAATTTGCTAGTACGAGCAGAGCAGTAGCCACACTGAGGATAGCGACCTCTGCGATATTCATCACCATTAGCATCGACAGATAAAGTTCTACGAACTTCATTTT